AGCGCTTGGCGGGGCGATGTCTCACCGCTCGCCCAGCTGGTGACCATTCGCTCGGACGCTGACCCGACCCCGATCACGGCGACCGACTGGCAAGGCGGCATAACGTCGAACGGGGTCAACTATCCCTACTATCCGTTCCAGCTCTCGTGGGCTGCCGCAAGCAAGGATCAGGCGTTCGGCCAAGGGCGCCTGACCATCCAGAACGTCGACCGGCGTATCGAGGCAGCCTGCGATGCCGCCCTGGAGCCTCCTGAGGTCGATTTGCGCCTTGTGCGGGTGGAAGCCCCCGACTTGCCCGAGACAGCCATCCTGGGCGCGCGCGTGCCCAGCGTAGAGGGTGACGCGTCCAGGGTCGCCGCAGTCATCCGTCCTCGCTCCTTCAATGAGGAGCCGGCCTGCGCGTGGATCTACGGTCCGTCCGCCTTCCCGGGCCTCTTCTGATGAACGCGATGGTCGTCCCTTGGGACATCGAGGCGCGCTGCGCAGGTCTGATCGGGGCCCCTTTCCAGCCCAAGGGTGACAGCCCGACCGGGTGGGACTGTCGGGGCTGCGTTCGGTGGTGTCTGTCGCTGTGCGGCGCAGATGTGCCCGACTATCGGGAGCGCTACGACGCCGCCATCGTGTCGGTGTCTGGCCGAGACGAACGCGCCCGCATTCTCGCTGAAGGATTGGCCGCCTGGCGGCCAGTCGAACCCCAGGCGGGCGCTGTTGCGCTTCTAGAGTGGCTGGGGGTCGCGGGGCACGTGGGATTCATGATCTCACCCCGCAGGATCCTCCATGCCGACAGTCGTTGCGGCACCGCGCTGTTGGATCTCGACGACGCTGCCGCCGACTACAGACTGAGAGGTGCATTCGTGCCTGCCCACATCACCCAAATCGAGAGAGGCTGAAGATGGCTGACGGCTGCGTGCCTGTCGTTCTGACGCCCCGTCCCTTCGCGGCGGCCGTCTGTATCGATCAGCCTGCCGGCCGGACCGTGCGCGCGATGTTGGTGGACGCGGTCAAGGAAGGGCACCTCGCAGCCGAGGACCTGTCGCGGGCGGAGCTCTACGTCGACGGTGAGCGCATCGATCGCGACGTAGCGCTGGGCCACGTCCTCGCCGAGGGCCAGATCATCAACCTCGTTGTCGAGCCTATGGGCGGCGGCGGTGGAGGCGGTGGCAAGAATATCGGCCAGATCCTGCTTCAGATCGCCGTCATCGCTGTTTCCGCATGGGTCGGTGGTGGCGGGGTAGCGCTGCTGGGCAAGGGCCTTATGGCCAAGGTCGCGGCGGCCTCGCTGGCTGTTGGGGGCAACATGGCGCTGGCCGCCATCTTCTCCCCTGGGGCCCCGTCTGGCGGCAAGGCCAACGATCGCTATGCCCTTCAGTCTGCGTCAAACCAATATCGGCCATGGGCGGCCCAGCCGTTGGCGCTGGGGGAGGTCGTTGTCGCGCCCGATCTGGCGACGAAGACTTACACCGAGAGCGTGGGAGAGGATGTCTGGATAAAGGGCGTCCTAGGCCTTCACCGGGGCGCTTGTGCCGTATCTGAGATGAAGATCGGCGACACGCTCGTCAGCACGCTGGGGCAGGCGGATTTCCGCATGGTCCAGCACCTGACGCCGGGTCCGCGCACCTTCTCGATCGTGCCGTTCGACGTCGATCAGACCGACCTGACAGAACAGTTCGAGGAAGGTGTGCCCATCTCTCGGGCGGTCAGTCAGGAAGGCGAGCGGTTCGACTTCGACATCTACTTCCCGGGCGGCCTCTATTGGCGCGACGACAAGGGCCGGTTCAAGGTCGAGCAAAACAACATCCAGATGGCGTACCGCCGTCTGAGCGAGCAGGGCGCACCCATCGGGGGGTGGGTGAACCTTCCGCAAAAGACATACCGCTCGTCGTCCAACGATCCGATCCGCGTAACCGAGCAGGTGACCCTGCCGATGGGGCGGTATGAGTTCCGTCTCACGAAGCCGCTGAAGCAGGCGGACGAGGGCGAAAAACGCGTCGACACGATGATGTGGACTGCGCTGAAAGCCGTCGCCTATCGCAAGCCGGTGGTTGATGAGACGCTGTCGATCATCGAGTTCGCGGTGCGAGCGACCGCCCTTAACCAGGGGACGCTGGCTCCGATCACCTGCAGACTCAAACCGCTCTGCCCGACGTGGACCGGATCCGCTTGGGGGCCGGCGCTCGCCACCTCCAATCCGGCCGCCCTAGTTCGGTGGTTCCTAACCGGGCCCGCGCCAGCCAAGCCGCTGCTCAGCATTCAGGCGGACGTTGGCCTCCGCGCATGGTTCGCACTTTGCGAGCAGTACGACTGGACAGCCCACATCTACCTGACCGACGACCGCAGGCAGTCGGATGTCCTCGCGCTGCTCGAGCATGCTGGGCGGGCCTCGGTCTTCTGGGATGGATCGCAGATCGTGGCGTCCCCGTGGGTTGAGAAGCCCGCCCCTCGCCAGCTGTTTGCTGGACCGAACCTGAAGGATCACCGTTGGACGATCGTCTATCCGGAGCCGGTGCACGCCCTGCGCGTCGAGTTCCAGAATATCGACGAGGGCGGAGAGGGAGACGAGCTCTTCGTTTACAACGACGGCTACGCAGCGGTCGCCAATCCTGGCGCGGGGCTTCAGGCGGCGACGCTCGTTGAAGCTCTGAGGCTGGACGGTCAGAAGACAAGCGAGCGGGCCTATCGAGATGGCCGCTGGGCGCTCGGCCAGCGTCTCCATCAGCGGCGGGTCGATTCGTGGGCCGCCGACGTTGAGAACGTCGTGTGCCGCTACGGCGACCGCGTGCGTCTGGCTTGGCAGCGGGTGGGCGGCGAAGGCGGCGCGCGGGTTCGTACACGCAGGTGGACCGGCGGCCTGGTGTCAGGCCTCCGCCTTGACCGCGAGGTCGAGTTCGAGCCCGGCGAAGTCTATTGCGTGGATGTTCGCCTGCCGGACCAGCTGCTGACCGGCGTCCCAGTGATCAATCCCGCCACGACGGCGGTGGTCTCCACCCGGGAAATCACCTTCACCGCGATGCGATCCGGTTCGTTGAGCCCGGGCCGCGGTGACCTGATCGCCTTTGGTGTCTCGGAGAACGTCAGCGAAGACGTCGAGATCATCGGCATTGAGCCAGGCGACGGCCTGACGGCCAACCTGACCGGCCTGCGGTATGTCGCGCCTCTCCTGATGCAGGGCGAGACGGGGCCGATCCCCCAGCTTCAAACCCGACTAAGCCGGGACCGCGCCAAGTCGCCCCCGGCTCCGGCTCTGCTGGGCGTGCAAATCGGCGCCGAAGGGGTCCGGGTCGGCTTTGCCATGCCGGTGTGGAAGGGCTCACCCATCTCCGGGTTCACGTGCCGCTGGAGGCCGAAGCCTCAGGATGGGGGCACGTCAGGCTGGAACCGTCTGCCTGCCCTCGACGCCGGGGCCATGATCCTGACGACGCCACCCCTGCGTGAGGCGCCTTGGGAAGGTGATTCGACGACGACGGTCGAGATTGAGATCGTGGCTCTGACGATGTCCGGCCAAGTCTCGCCTGCGCTGAAGGTTACGGCGGCCCAGCCGGTGGTCGACATGCCGGAAGGCGAAGTTTGGGAGGTCGTAGATCTCCCTGCTGCTGCGGACGGCTCAAAGCAGCCCGGGTTCCTCGTCACGGGCACGATCACGGGTGATCGCGTCGCCCGGGTATCTGTCGCCTACGGCACTGCCGCTGAGGGCCCTTGGGTCCAGGAGTACGACGGCCCACCCGTCGCCGGGAAGGTGGTCGCGACCATCACCGGGCTGTCTGCGGGTGCAGCCTATTGGATCCTCGCAACCCACTGGTCTGCTCAAGGCGTCTCTGGCGGCGAGATCCTGTTGGGACCGCGCACGGCACAGAGCCTTGTCGCGGGCGACTTTTCGGCGAGCAGCCCCGGGTTCGCGGCGCTTACAGCGAGCGTTTCCGCTGCACAGGCTGATATCGATGCCGCCGAGACGGCCCTCAATAGCCTGAATGCCACCATCTACACGGCCGGCACCGGTGTCCTCGCACGCTCCAACGCGATGTTCTCGTCGCTGAACACGCCGACGACCGGGGTCCTCGCTCGCCTGACGGCCGTGGAGACCTCCTCTTCGACAGGTTTGTCGTCCGCCACCTCGCGGCTCAACGCCCTCGAGGCCACGGTAAATGCGCCGGGCACCGGACTTATGGCCCGGACGGGCTCGCTGGAAACCGCCACCGCCAACTTGCAGACGGGCAAGGCTGACGCCAGCAGGGTCACCGCCCTTGAGACATCTATCAACGCGTCCGGCACTGGGCTGCTGGCTCGAGTGACGTCCCACGATAACGCCATCTCTAACCTTCAAACAGGCAAGGCGGACGCCACCCGGGCGACAGCGCTAGAGACAAGCGTGAATGCGGCCGGCACTGGGCTGCTCGCACGCACTGGCGCGCTCGAGACCGCAGCCTCCAATCTTCAGAGTGGCAAGGCCGACGCGAGCCGGGCTACGGCGCTGGAAACGAGCGTCAACGCGGCCGGGACAGGGTTGCTCGCACGCACTGGCGCACTCGAGACCGCTACCTCCAATCTTCAGACCGGCAAAGCCGAAGCGAGCGCGCTGAACAGCCTGTCGGCCACGGTAACGACAGCCAACGGCAACATCTCCGCTCTGAGTGGTCGGATGACCACAGCTGAGGCCGACATCGCCGGCAAAGCTGCTCTGACAGCCTTCAACACGCTGGCTGCTGAAGTGGCCACGGCGCGCGGTGGTAACGGCGCTCTGACGACCCGCTTCGACCAGCTTTACCAGTTGATGATTGATGCCGACGCCGGGAAAGCATCGGTCTCCTCGGTGGAAGCCCTGTCGGTGACGGTCGGAAATCACACTGGCAGCATCACCACGCTCCAGAGCGTCGACGCCACCATTCAGGGGCAGGTGAACGCCAAGTACGGAGTGGTCCTGAACGCCAATGGTAAAGCCACAGGCTTCAGCAACGCGATCAACGGCGCAACGTCGTCATTCGACATTCAGTCGGACAAGTTCAGCCTGTCGCCTTCGTCCTCCTCCGGCGCGCGTCTGACTTGGGTGAATGGCCTCATTACCGTGTTCGCTGACAACGGCGTCGACGTGGTCAAGTTCGGCATCCAATGACCGTCGGCATCTGGATCAAAACGCTCTCCAACATCCTCCTGTTGGGACCAGAGACCCAAACGATCATTGCCACAGGTTCGGTCATGACAGGGACGGCGGCGGGCTATGTCGACGATCCCCGCCTCGCCGGCGGCTATCCGATCATCATCAGCGTCCAACCGGTGGCAGGAGCGTCCGAAATCCCGCCGGATCTGGCCTTTGACGTCGGCCTCAACCGTCTGAGCTGGTCGTTCGACGGCGCGGCCGTCAATCACCGGATCATCTACGGGATACACTGCTAGATGGCCGTCATCGTCGAGGTGAAATCCCCGGTCTCGGGCAAGCGCCAGATCACGGCCTTCGACGGCTTCAACATGGGTCTGTCCAACTATGGATCGGTCATGTTGGTGGATGCGGGCGGGTCGACGCTGCGTCCGATGGTTCGTGGTCAGGTCACGGTGGCTGGTGTTTCCCCCGTCCTGGCGTTCATGGCTAACGGACCGGTCTTCATCGAGCGCACCTCGACGTCCGGTGGTAACACGACGTTCTATCTGCGCGCCGCCTCCAGCGCGCCGATCCCCGTCGAGTGGTGGTGCTTTGACGCCGCTGCGCAGGCCATGCGGAATGCCAGCGCCGGGTTCTTCGTCCTCAAGGATCTGAGCGGCGTCGAGACCTTTACCAGCGCCATGTGGCCGCTGCGGATGATCGGTGACATCACCACGCTCAAGCCCGGCGTGGACTATGCGGCAGCACCCGGCGATTACCTGACCTCGCTTGCGACCGGCGCCATTCCTGCGGGGAAGAAATACGCCGTCGTCCAGGCCACGCCCTCGACGATCGTCAACGACTACAGCTTCGAAGACGACCTCGTTTATCCGCACCCGTGGACGCGCAATGTCGACAAATACTCGTCGGTCGGTCGGTGCACCGCCACGGCGTGGGAGGTCGGCAACGACATCTACGAGACGACGCAGACCGGCCGCCCCTTTCAGAGCACCGGCGCGTTGAAGGCCGTCGGACGGACCCGCCACATCATCGTCGACGTCACCGACTTCCCGTCGGCCGGCGCGCCGGGCGGAGCGGTTATCACTGCCAGCGTGAACGCCACGGCGCGCACGGCGACTGGCGCCGGCGCAACGACCGTCACCACCACAACGGCCGCTGTCACGGCCAGCGCCAGCGGCGGGACCGCGCCCTACACCTTCACCTGGCAGTTCGTCAGCGGCTCGCCGGACGTCGTCGCTAATGGCGCAACGACCGGAGCGGCGTTCGCGACCCTGTCAGCCAACCAGCCCCAGAACAGCGAGCGGTCGGCGGTCTGGCGGGCGCGGGTCGTCGATAGCCTAGGCTCGGTCGGCTACACGCCGGACGTCACTTTCACCCACGTCGCCGCGCTCTACGACATCAGCGCCGATCCCTGGACGACGGCGAACCAGTCCCGCACCTCGACGGCCGAATACTATCAGACGGCCGTGCCCGACCACACGCTCACCGGCGTCAACCAGCCGGTGACGCTGCGCCTGACCATGAGCGGCCTGTCCAGCAACGTCGTGACGACCGGGCTGCACCTGTTCAAGAACGGGGTCGAGGTCGCCTACAAGACCTGGTCCAACGGCTCGATCGAGGCCAGCTTCAGCGCCGGCGACGTCGTCGGCATCATGGCCGATGCCCAGACCGACAACGGCACGCGGTCAGGGTCCTTCACATTGACCCTGACGAACCAGACGGACGGCGGCGCGATCCTCACGCAGTTCACCAACACGCTGACCGTCGACAGCGACAACTCGTCGGCGCCGGACTTCGTGCCGAACGCGGTGGCGACGCTTACGTCGATCGCCCCGAACACGCCGAACCAGAACGCTGTAGGCACCCCGCGACAGTTCCAGGTCCTCGGGATCAATCAGCCCATCACCATCCGCGTTCAGCGGTCGGCCGTGTCCAGCGCGGGGAACCTGTCGAAGAAATACCTCAAGATTTACACCTCGACGGACGGGACAAACTACACGCTGCGCTCAACGCTCACGACGGACAGCGCCTTCTACGACGTCGCCGTCACGAACGGCATGTGGGTCCAGGTGGCGATCGAGGTCGAGACCTCCTCAGGCCTGGCCACGGCGAAGTGGAACGTCACCTTCTACAATCAGAGCGCCTCTAACGCGGTGATCACGACGATGGCCGTGGATGCCACGGTCGACAACGACAACAACTTCAACGTCGCGGACCTGACGCCCGACACGGTCAACTGGCCCAACGTCACTCAGAGCATCGCCGCCGATTCCACGACCTTCGGCGGGACCGTCCAGACATTCAGCGGGATCACCGGGCCGATCACCGTCCGCGTGGCGATCACCTTCCGAACCGGGGACACGGTCGCCAGCCAGTTGCAGGTGTCGAAGAACGGCTCTCTCGTTACGGCCTTTGACGGGATGCTGCTGAACGCCTCGACCGACGTGACAATCGTCAACGGCAACACGATGACGCTGGGCGGCTATGTCGCCACGACGGACGGGACGAAGGCGGGCACGGTCGGGGTCACGGTGACCAACATCTCGACCGGCGCCGTGCTGGACACGTTCACCTACACGTTCACCATCGACAGCGATAACTCGTCAGGCCCGGCCGACTACTCGGCGGCCAACTGGTCCTGGTCGAACGTCTCGATCACTACGGCCTCTAACTACATCAGCAACCAGGTCGCGGATCGCACGATCAGCGGGGTCAACCGACCGATCAACCTGCGCGTTCAGATCAGCGCCATAGGCGGCAACGGCCAGATGGGCGCGGCCGGTCTTCAGCTGCTCAAGAACGGCGCGTCCCTCGGGTCGGTCGAGTGGATCGCAGGGGCGACGAAGTACGTCGACGGCACCTTCAACAATGGCGACGTCATCGCCGTCTTCATCGACGCCCAGTCGTTCTCCGCCTTCAAGTCGACCGTCACCTGCACGGTCACGATCTACAACCAATCGAACAGCAATGCGGTGCTGGCCCAGTACACCTACGCGGCCACCGTGTTCTCCGCCAAACCGAACCCCTGACGCGGGCAGGTTCGGGCGTCCCAAGCCCCGCGACCCTCAAGGAAAACCCATGGCGACCCAGAAGCAGCTGAAGCAGCAATACGCCCAGACAGTCCTGGCCAAGATGGCCGACGTCCGCACCCAGGCGGAGAGCGACCCAGACCTGTGGTTCGGCGGCCTTCCTCCGGTGGTGACCCAGACGATCGGCCAGCTGGATTATCTCGCCAGCGAGATCCGCAAGATCTTCGAGCTCCCAGAGCCTGAGCCGGCGGCGCAGTCCCCGGAAGCAGCCGCCCTCGCGGAAAGCCGCGCCAGCGCCTGACGTCAGGCGGCCTCCTCAGCGTCAACAACAGGAAGAACCTATGCCCAACTCCCCCGCCTTCGCTGTGCCGACAACCGCTGAGGAGGCCGCTGCCGCCGAGGTCGCGGTCGCGGTGTTCTATCGTCACCGCGTTCAGGCTGCCGTCGATGTCATGACCGGGCCAGAGGCTCAGGCCTTTGCCGACAAGGTAAGCGAACTGCTCGCAGGCTCGCTCCCGGCCGGGACGTCAGCGGCCGACAACCTACCCAAGGTCGCCGAATGGTTCACAGCCGTTCAGGCCGGCCTAGCGCTCGATCTGGTGAAGCTCGACGCGATTATCAGGCCCGGTGGTCTGGTCGAGGCCGCCGCATAAGTCCCTGAAAGAAAACGCTTGGGCGACGGCCCCCAATCATCGTCCAGTACCTGCCTGTCGGTGGGGGAGTATCGCCAGGATGCCCGAACGCGCGCGTGAAATCACGGAGCTTCTGGCCGTCGGCCTAGGCAGCGCCGGCCTGACGGGGTTCTTCGGCTGGCTTCAGCGGAGAACAAGCAACAAGGCTGAAAATCAAGCTGGCGAGGCCGCGATCCTGGGGGCCGCAACCCGCCTTCAGGAAGTCATGAACACCGCGGCCGAAAAGGCAGCCGAGCGGTGGGCTGATGAGCTTGCCGCCGCGAGGTCTGAGCTTGCTGCCGCCCGAAGCGAGGCCTTCCGGCTCCGCGAACGGGTCGACAGCCTGGAAGGCCAGCTGACCAGCCTGAAGAATGAAAACCGCCAGATCCGACAGCACGCAGAAAGCCTTGAGGCGACGCTGCGCCGGAATGGCGTCGATCTGAGCTCGGCGATGGCGCCTGGTGCGCTGCTCGTCGTCGAAAAGGGCATTGCGACAGTCACGCCCGCACCAAGGAAGAGGAGGAAGGCCGTATGAGCGATGCGAACGCCAGCCTGAAGGCGGCTGCAGAATCGGCCGCCGAC